CGTGCGCCCTCACAGGCGTATCGCAGCGCGTCGATGACGTGGTTATCCTTGTCTTCGAGAATCGGCAGGATGGCGCCCGTCAACGGGTCTTCCTTGTACTTGTAGAGCGAGAGTTCATCGATCAGATGCTTGCACCGCGGATGAACGATGATGTCGAACGACTTCAGGAATTCAACGCCCTCTTCCAGCGACTTCGCGCCCTTGATGGCCGGCCGAATCTTCGGAAAGCCGTTCTTCTGCATGTGGCTGATCGTTTCCGGCCGCGCAGAGTCAGCCGTGATAGGCCACTTCTCAGCATCCGGCACGCTCATGAACAGTTCAGGCAGGTTCACGATCTCGCAGCCGACCATGTACGCCTCGTAATCGACGTACAGCAGGTTGCCTTCGATATCGCATCGAATCAGCACGGACGGATCGACCGAGAACCCCCAGTCCGCACCCAACCGATGAATGGTGCCCGCCGGCCGTTCGAATTCTTCAATGCGCCAGTTCTTGAATACGCGCGCTTCGCTGTTCTGCTGGTACTTACCGAGCCAGATATGCGCGTACTTGTCAGGATCACGGCGCTTGTCGTACTCCATTTCAATGCGCAGCTCCTCAGGGAGCCACGGATTGTCCATGTAGTTCGCTTCGACAACGACAGCGCCAGGCGGCGGCTCTTCACCGCGCAGCAGCGCGTCTACCGGGTCAGTCGATTCGCGCGGGTTCCACGAGAACCACAGTTCCGATCCCGGCTTACGAATAGTCGGGCGCAGCAGATCAAGCGAGCGTTGGCTAAGCGACTGCGCTTCCTCGACCCACGCGATATCGAAGCCTTCCAGCGACTTGATCGACTCCGCGGTATGGTTCTGCATACCCTGGAACATAATCAGACCGCCATGCGTCGACTTGATCTGCGCATCCTGGACGTCGAAGTACGCGCCGGCATTCAACGACTCAATCTTGCCTTCGAGCAGTTTCTTGACAGACTGCTTGAGCGACTTCTGCACCTCACGAACACACACGGCGTCCGTCTTTTCCATCACAGAGCGCTCAATCAGCATCTCACCGAAGAAATGCGACTTGCCCGAGCCTCGGCCGCCGTGTCCGCCCTTGTAGCGCGCAGGCTCAAGTAGCGGAACGAACACCCGCGGGGTTTGAATTTGGAGTATCGACAATTACGCGCTCGATCTTGGTAATGGCGATCGGGTCGCCGTCCTTGCCGGACATTTCAACCGCCTGCGTGGACTTGCCATACCCGCGGTCAAGCAACTCTTTTGCCGCCGCGATACGGGCCGAATCGTTCTCGCTCGTCGTCAAGATCGTGGCGAGCATTGCGATTGCCTCCGGCGCATGGTTCTGAGCCAGCGCCCGAATATCGGCCGTGATCTTGTTCGGCGTTCCTCTGACTCGGCCGCCGGTTTTCACACCTTTAGCCATGTGTCTATTTCCGTCTAAATCTATCTACTTTTGAGGTGCGCGCTCACCGGCCCGTATGTGTTGCCGCGGAGCCGATCCGCTGACCAGGAGCGCGCGAAAGAAGGATTGCCGCACCCGGCGCGCCCTAGAGTTCCCTTGCGGGCGGAGACAGAGCACTTCCATGACCTGCGCGGCTGACGCTGTTTTCCCACCTGCGCCTGGGGTGATGAACTAATGCGCCGTACTGGCGCGAGCAATGATCTGTATCGCCGTCTCAATCAGCCCGGCGTATTCGTCTTCGTCGTATTGCATGGCGCGATTGGACAGCATCTCGAACGCGTCATCGCCCACCTCTACGACTCCCTCGTTAAGTAGATGGCCGATCACGATTGCGAACGCATCGGCTACCGTGTCTAGGTCTTCGTGCGGGGCGAGTGGTCGCATATGTCACCTGTAGGGCGGGCGCAATACCGAGCAAGAGCGGCGCGTATATGCTCCTGCTGCTCCGGCGTTATCGGAGGTTTTGGCGTGCCATCTGCGTTGAAGCAGTAGTAACCGCCCTCGCATCCAATATCTTGGCACCCGCCAGGTTTGCATTTGCTCATGCCATCCTCTGTCCACGGAAGTACGCCTTACCGTCATCCCGCACCGAGCAGAACTCTGGATGAAGCAATTCGCCATCACGCCACGTCAGCACCGCAAAGCCGCTTTGCCAGTTCGCGTTGCGGCCGGTCAGGTAGTGGAACTCGTCTTGCTCGGGATCGGCCAGCATTCCAGTTTCAATGCCGTATCGAAGTCGACCGAATCCACGGAACTGCACAGCCTGGAGCCGGTGCGTATGACCCGTAATGACGTGATATCCAGCCCCTTTGACGACGTTGTTGTAGGCGGCATGCATACCGTTAGCCACTGAATGGATGATGACTGTGTCGTCATTGACGTCGATCCTGTATGAGTCTTTCCACGCCGGCAGATGGTCGGCGAGCGCAAACCCTGCGATGCCTTCGTATTCCGGCGCAGAGTGAGCCAGGCGGCTGTCGAATCTCACATCATGATTGCCGATCGTGCGCAGCAGCTTCATACCGCGCGCAGCGGCCTCGATCTCGCCTAAGCGGTCTTGCACCGCCTCTAGCTCGTCTTTGACGCTGTACGTCTTTTGCCAGCCAATGCGCGCGTGTTTGCTGATGCGTGCGCCGTCGAGCAAATCGCCGTTCAGAATCACCGCCTTGATATCGCTCGCGTGTTCCGCGATCACATTGCAGAACGCCTTGTGCGCGGTCGTGATGAGCTTCGGCGAGTAATGCGCGTCAGAGCCAACGACGATCGAGCCATTGCGAATCGCAAGCCGGTTCGTCAGCTTCTTTTCCGTCAGCGTCAGCACCACGTCTTGATGCTTCGCCGCCTTCATGCGATCGCGAAACGTCGTCTCCGCGATGCCGCTTGCCCGAGCTGCAGCCTTGATGCTGCCGTGCGTCTCAATGACTTTCTGGTAATCGATCAAGCATCGCCCCCGATACGTTTTAGTGCCGCCTCGCGATCAGCCTTCATCGCGCCAGCAATCAGTCGATGCTTCTCGCTCTCTACGCTGCCCAGTAGCGCCCCGTGTGCGTTCTCTTGATCCAGGCACAGCGCCATTTCTTCAGCGTCCTCAGCGAAGTCCATTGCGAGCATCGCAACAGCCAACACGCCAAGCGCAGACAGCAGCAGCACAAGCGCGACAACGACAAGCGAGACGAGAGACATGGCGGCTCCTATAAGTCTGCGAATGTATTAAATGTGGGCGAGCGAACGCGCAAAGCATCCACGGCGTCGACAGTTTGCAAACAAAACTTGATGTTCTAATACTTACGACGTATTATATCTACACGCAAGCGCGGAGACCAACCATGAGCAACTATGAAAATTACGTCCTGAAGCAAGCAGCCGAGACGATCGGCAAGCTGCGCGAGCTGGTGCAGTCCGGCCACATCACCATCGAGAGCGCATGCGCAATCGGCGAAGCGCGCGCCATGCTGCAAATCCTCTCTGACGCACTGGAGGCTCGCAGTGAACGCGCGGTTTAAGTGCAGCCACGATTTCTGGCTCGATCAGGAGGCTGACGCCTACTACAACGAGACAGATGGCGAGGATGACGAAGAACCGGAGGATGATCCGGACGATGCAGATTTACAATAAACAATCCACACACGGAGAAACCATGAGCAACGAACACAAGACCCTTGCTATGCGAGCGCTGGAGAACATGCGGGGCGATGACCTCTACCGCGCGCGCGCAGCGTTCAGCAACCTGACCGATGCAGAGCTTGACCTGCAACATGGATACAGCGGCAAGACGCGCCGCGAAATTCTTGCCGAATACGAAGAGTACGAAGCGAAGATTAACGCGGCAATCGAATGGATGAAAACAAAGTAAAACAAGCCCGCGCGATGCGGGCTTTTTTGTTTTTGAGAGCGGCCTCGTTCTCGCAACCCTACGCAGCGAACGGGACTTAACCCGCAAACCGCGCTTGACTCTCACGATTGCGCCGGACCTAGATCGATTTTCAGGTCGACCGGCACCAGCCTGTTTTGTCAGTCGGGCGCATGCGTAAGAGCGCTGTCTTTCCAGCAGTCAGGCGTGGGGAGCGCCGGCGAAAACGAAAAAGCCGCCGCTGATTGCTCTAGCGACGGCCTGCGTGTAAAAAGCCGCTCAACCCATCAGGGGAGCGGAAACTGCTTTGCAGCAGAAGGAACCGGGAACGCATGAATCCCACGGTGACACAATCATATCAAAACAGTCCAAGTTGTGTCAACCAAAACTTAGCGAGTATTAGTGCGGTCGTCCGACGATCGACAGGAGCGCGGCAATCGCCTCCTGACGCATGTGAACGGGGATGGCGGCGCAGGCCGCATTGATGAATTCGTGGTCAGTCCAGGCGTGAGGCGATAACTCGCCCTCGAACACCGGCAAAACATTCGTACCACTCGTAGCGACAACTTGCGCACCGGTCATAATTACCCGCCTTTCTAATCGTTTGGGGAGGCGCTTTCAACTAAGCGTCCACGTAACGATAAGGCATATCATAAGGGTACGCAACAAATCCTTGTATTGCTTTGTTGCATTTTCGCTGTATTAGAAGTCAAAATTACTTTGGTAGGACGAAAATTGTTAGCGCTGTAATACTTTTGTCTGACCCGCTGTCAACCGTTTGCGAGCAGCTTATTTTGCGTGCTCTTTCTCGACGATCGTCTCTATCGGCTTTCCTGTGACGATAGCGCCCATCACCTTTATCAGTGCGGCGCGCGTTGCTTCAGGTGAATGCTCGTAGAGGCCGCGGACAGTGTTTAGAACGTCTGCCAGCCCCTCGTCCTGGACTTCTGCCGGCGCCTGATGGTTTGTGTCGAGCCAGCCTTCCGGGAGGTTCAGAGCGCTCTCTATGCGACGCGCGAGCTGCGGGCCGATGATGCGACCGTTGCCGCCCTCTTCCTTCTTCCCACCGTTCTTGATCTGCGACACGTAGATCTGATCCATGCCGAGACGGTCGGCAAATCGTCTGAGCATTCCCCGATCTGGCTCGTTCGGCCAATCCTTCCTGAAGTCTTCCTTGAATTGGTCAAACAGCCAAAGGAAGTTTCTCTGACGGATGCGCTCGATTGTTTCTACGGTCATCTTTCGGTTCCTGTGTTTTAGTCGCGGGTTGGCCCCGTCGTGCGCACCTCATGCGCTTTTCACCGGTACGGTCGTGTTCCCCTCGCCGCCCTGCTTTTCTCGTGTAACTGAATATTGCGACATCGGGCGTCTGAATGCAAGCGTGACCAAAGCAAAAAACTAGAGTTTTCACTAACTTACAGCGCTTTACGCTTACAAATACTGGATACTTTTGGCGCTTTATAATACAATGAAAGCCTTAGATCAACAGGCGCGAGGAGCCGACAAATGGATGCAAACGAGTTCCACCAAAAGCACGGCCGCAAGATCGTCGACCAGGTGCGCGAGAAGCTCGGCATGAGCCTGTGCTCTTGGTATCACATCAAGAATTACGCCCGTCCTGTGACGCCTGACCGCGCTGTAAAGCTCGCTATGGCAAGCGACGAGATCACGGCTGGCGACGGTATGCAGATCGTCGACCTGCTGCGCCTGCGCGATCTGCCGGCGCGCGTCGTTGGCACCGGTAAGGACGAAGCATGAGTTACGGATTCGTCTACATTCTCGGCAACAAATCAATGCCCGGGATCTACAAGCTCGGCATGACGTCCGGCAGCCCGCACAAGCGGGCAAAGGATCTCAGCGCGTCTACTGGCGTCGCAACCCCCTTCGTCGTTCTCTGCTATGCGGAGTTCGAAAACGCGCTTCAGAAAGAGCGGGAGTGCCACGAAGCACTCGCAGAGTACCGGGTTTCGGACAGGCGAGAGTTCTTTGAGTGCCAACTGGAGCACATGCACGGGCCGCTTTACTGGGACTATGACTGGCTATCGTATTCCCCGGGCGTGTTCGAGGAATGGCGCCTTGAGCAGATTCACAACAAGCCGCGAACGCTCGAATTGGTGAAAGCATGAGCATTTGGACCTACAAGAAGGCGGTCATGCAGTCGAAATTATCGGCGTCGACCAAGCTCGTCTTGGTCGCGCTTGATATGCACGTCAATGACATGGGCGACCCCGCATTCCCCTCCTACGCCCGCCTCGCGGATCTTACGTCGCTTTCGGCCCGTAGCGTCATCGAGCATGTCGGAATCGCCGAGCAAGGCGGCTGGCTAAAACGCGAAAAGCGCTTCAACAAGGAAGGCCGGCAGCAATCCAATCTGTTCTACCTGCAAGTTCCGCATCACATCGCTGTAGCAAGCAACGCAGGCGCGGAACCAGAACTCCCCTTATCCGGGGGTGCAGATGGTTCACCCATGGGTGCAGCAGGTTCACCCTCGGGGGTGCAGCAGGTTCACCCAGAATTAACCATAGGAAAGAACCAATCAAAGGAAACTAAAAGGGCTACCGCTCTGCCAGCGAATTTCGCCGTCACAGACGATCTGCGGAACTGGGCTGCTGAACGGGGCTACACGTCGCCCGACGAGCTTCTGGAGGCATTCAAGCTCTATCACACCGCCAAGGGATCGACGTACAAGGATTGGAAAGCCGCCTTCCAGATGTGGATCAAGAACGACAAGCGTTTTTCTTCGCCCAAATCTAAAACATCTGGTGTATCATCTAGTAAAACAAAATCGCTTGCTGACATGGACTACAGCACGCCACTTTTCTAACCAGAAGTGTTGTACAAAAACAAACGGGAACCGACGATGCATGTTTTATCAACCACACTTCCAGACGAGGGATCGTGCGCAAAGCACGGTTCTTTCCCTATTCGACAGATCAATGTCGCTGAGTCTGTGATTCGAATTACGCGCTGCCCTGCCTGCTCGAAGGAAGACGCAGACCGCGAGGCAGCAGAGCGCGCAGAGAAGGAGCGCGCAGAGCGTCAGGCGAAGATCGAAGCGCGTCTGGAGCAAGCTGGTATCCCTGCTCTGTTCCGCGAACGCACGTTTGACAATTACGAGTTCCCGACAAGCGAACAACTGCGCGCACGTAACCGTTTCTATACCTTCGCGCAAAACTTTGACCATCACCTGAAGCGCGGCACCGTCCTAGTCGGCATCGGCAAAGTTGGTACCGGTAAATCTCACCTTGCATGCGCGGCTGCTAACTACCTGATGGCACGCGGTCACACCGTCTACTTTACGTCCACCGCACGCTTGTTTACCAAGATTCGCGGAACATGGTCGCGCAACTCCGAGCTTACCGAAGAACAGATGCTTCGCCAGTTCGAGTCGATCGATTTGATGATTCTCGACGAGATCGGATTGCAGCGCGGCACCGACGACGAGCAACGCACGCTGCACGAGCTGCTAGAGGCGCGCAGGCTCAATTGCAAGCCCACCATCCTGCTGACAAACCTCGACGTACCGAGCCTGAAGGCGTATCTCGGCGAGCGCTTCATGGACCGCCTGAGCGAATCTGGCGTAAGCGTGAAGTTTGATTGGGAGAGCCACCGGCGAGCATCGCGCGACGTGGGCGGCCTTGATTCGGAGGCAGCATGATTCCAGCCCGCATCAGCGATTACCTCAGCACGCAGCCCGAGGGCGCCACCGTTCAGCAGATCGCCGACAGCATCGACATTACGGCTCAGAAGGTGCGCCAGGCACTATCGCGACTTGAAACCAGCGGCAAGGTGAAATGCAACGGCCGCCGCGATAGATCGGGCTGCATTTGGTTTAGCACGCGCGAGGATACGCCGCCAGTGTTTCGAGCGATGGAGACGCTACGGGCGATGCAAGACGCTTGCCGTGCGCGATTGATGGCTAACGAGATGGAGGCGGCATGACATACAGCATCGAAACACATCGTCGCGTGTATGACGACGACAACGGCAACTTCCTGACCATTCGCCCATCGCCCGATTTCCCCGATGGGAATGTGTGCCTGATGACTGAAGGCGAAGAGAAAGAATACTTCGGCGAGATCCGCCTTGATCTGCCAGTAGAGATGATGCGCAAGATCGCCGAAGCGCTGATCGCGGCGTGTGACGAAGCGGAGGCCGCATGAGTCCCGCCCTGTACTGGTGGCTGTTCTTGAACGTCATGGCGCGGGCGTGGTCTATCCCGGCGCCGAAGCCCGAGCAGAAAAAGGAGGAAGCGTGAGGACAGAAATCATCGGCGAGGCCACGCTGTATTTAGGGGATTGTCGCGAGATCCTGCCGACGCTTGATCGCGTCGATTCGGTTATTACCGACCCACCATACGGGATTGGGATTGCAGCAAACCCGGTTCGCCAAAAACACGAAAAGCTAGATTGGGACGCCAAGCCCATCAATAGCGACGACATCAATGCGCTTCTCGCGCTATCCGATCGGCAAGTCATTTGGGGCGGCAACTACTTTCAACTGCCGCCGACGCAGTGCTATTTGGCATGGGACAAGATGCAGCCGGAAAACTTCTCGCTTGCCATGTTCGAGCTTGCATGGTGCAGCTTCCAGAAGCCCGGAAAGATGTTCCGTATGTCTGTCACTTCTTATCCAAAGGAGCACCCAACGCAAAAGCCCGTCGAACTTATGGAGTGGTGCATTAAACAGGCCGGCATGCCGCTGTCCATCCTTGACCCATACATGGGCTCGGGAACCACAGGCGTCGCCGCCGCGCGCATGGGGCGCGAGTTTATCGGCATCGAGCGCGAACCAAAGTATTTCGACATCGCCTGCAAGCGCATCGACGAGGCTCAGCGTCAGGTGTCGTTATTCGAGCCGCCGCCCACAGTCAAGCACGAGCAAACGGGACTGTTTGCGTGAGCAAGCCATTACGCCAATACGAATACAAAGACCCTCTTGAGGTCTTGATAACGCGCGAGGAACGAACATGCAAGGGCTGCGTCTGGAGTGTCGGGAAAATCACGTTCGGGGAACGCTCACTTTGCGCAAAGCTGCGCGTGATGACGAAGCGATGCGCGGAGTACCGCTGTTCGCAAGCATGGAGGCAGCACTATCGTTCGCGCATCTCTGGCGGGCAACGTCAGGAGTAAAGGCGAGCGAGATCAAGGAATTCGTCGGCAAGGAAGGCGGCATGATCCTATCCGCGAGCGAGAAACGGGCGCAGGCGCGGCTGATCCTCGATGTCATAGCCTCGCATACCTCGCTCGATCAACGGGCGCTCCTAGACGCGGAATACGGCGGCGAGAACGGCGAGCGACACGCGGCGATCGGTCGGCTCGAACACCTGTTCGCCGGCATCGTGCGCAATCGGGCCGTCATTCGCCTGATGCTGATGCGCGAGTTCGTGTACGGCGCGCACTACTGCCCTTCCGCGCAGCACATCGCCGACGAGTGCGGAGTAAGCCGAAGCACCGCATACAACGCAGCTACGAAGATCGGGCCGGCGATCGCAGAGCTGCGCCAAGCGACGCACGAGAAGTTACGACCGGCGTTCGAGCGGCGCGGGTGGCTGGCGCGAGAAGAAACGTAGGCGATCGCACAAATATTTGTGCGAAGTCGCTTGCGTTGTTAATACTTCGCGTGTATTATTCACTCATGCGCTGAACGACGCACACCAACCGGAGAGAGGGGAGTGAATCACTACCTGGTTTTCTACGCGATTGCTTACAACGAAGTCGCGCATTACATCATGACCGCGGACGATCTCGCTCAGGCAAAGCGTATCGCCCGAAGCATCTACGGCGATCGGTTCATCAGCCTTATCCGCCACTACTAACAACACCGCGCCCGGTACGCCGGGCCTTACAGGTCGAAACCGCTTCGGCGGTCTGCGCGTAAGGCGCGCACTGATGAGACCACAACAACAAACCAGAAGGAAACGTCGATGAAACCGCAAAACATCTCCCGCAACGGCTTATTACGCCGTCTTGAAGCCTTCCGCCCGCAACAAGCTCCTGTTGCGCGTAAAAATTTGTCTGCAATGGATACACTGGCTGCTTCAGTTCCTAAGTCAGTGTTCATGCAAGAACTGCGCAAGGCCGGCGACGAGCATCTTTGCCCAGTCGCCGAACTGATCGAACTCCATCGACAGGTGCAGATCGCGGAGAAGGTGCCGGACATGTACGCCCTTCTGATGAATTTCGATCTGGAATGGCGTCGCTTTTCATCGATGTTTCCTGAAGCCGCCGCTGATGGCTGGCTCTCCCTCCTTGTGAACCGTGCGCGCGTCCTGCGCGATGAAATCGACGAGATCAGCCATGCGGGCCGCAATTGATTGGGCGATCGCCGCGCTGATCTGCTTCGGCGGCAGCGCTTGGGCGGCACACGAAAACCTGAGGCTGCTGACATGAGCGACTGGCAGCAACAAATCGAATGCGAAGAACAGCAACTTTACGAGCAAGAACGAACAGGAGAAGCAAATGAGCATCGCAACTTTGATTTTGGGCGAGAGCGGAACCGGCAAGTCGACCAGCTTGCGAAATCTCAACCCGGCAGAAACCCT